CGTTTCGATCACGCAAGTGGCCACAGACGACAACTTCAACCAGACATGGGATACCGTCTGGTCAACCAGCGACTACATGCTCGAGCCAGTAAATAACCCACAGCGCGGATGGCCAGTAAACCGCATCCTTGCAATCGGTCGCTACGTTTGGCCTTATTACTTACCACAGGCATGCCGAATCACCGGCGTTTGGGGATGGAACGCAGTACCAGCAGAGATCAACATGGCAACCTTGATCCAAGCAGCTCGATTATTCACACGACGCCAGTCGCCGTTCGGCATTGCAGGAAGCCCGGACTTAGGCACAGTGCGCCTCACAGCCAAGCTCGACGCAGACGTTGAAGCCTTGCTTCGACCATTCCGCAAGAACAATGGGCTGGCAAAATAATGCCAATGCAACCAAGCCAAGTCCGCGACGCATTGAAGACAAGACTTCAAACAATCTCAGGCCTTCGCGTTTACGAATTAATCCCGGAACCAGTGACACCGCCTTGCGCGATTGTGGGTCAGCTCGACTTCACATTCGATATTGATAATGCCCGGGGATTAGATCAAGCAAACGTTGATATTTATGTGATCGTCCAGCGCTTCTCAGAGCGAGCAGGACAGGACGCGCTCGATGCATACCTAGCAGGAACAGGGGCAACATCTATCAAAGCAGCAATAGAGGGAGATAGAACGCTAGGCGGAACATGCCAGACATTGCGAGTGATCGGCGCAGAGTCTGGAACATACGACTCACAATCGAACACATTTCTCTCGTACCGATACCGCCTAACAATCTACGGATAAGGAACCGACATGACATACACAGTAATCTCGAACCGAGAAGTCTGCGGCAAAATCAAAGGTGACGCAATCACCGCAAAAGAATTGCAAGATGCAGGAGTCAGTGCAGAAACTCTGATCACTGGAAACCACATCAAAGCAAGTAACACAGCACCACAAATCCCATCCATCAAAACAGAAACAGAAGAAGGAGCGACAAAATAATGGCTCGCATAGTTCTCACTAACGCATTTATCTCCGTCGGCGGAGTGGATCTGAGCGATTTGGTCGCATCAGTAACACTCTCTGAAACATTCGACGTCGTTGAAACAACAGCATTCTCATCAACAGCAGCAAAGACACGCGTTGCTGGATTAGAAGACAACTCAATAACTCTGGAATTTCACCAGGACTACGCAACCGGCGAAGTGGAGCAGACAATCTACCCACTTCTCGGAACAGCAGCAGCAGTAATCGTCAAGCCAAACGGCTCAAGCACAAGCGCATTCAATCCAAGTTATACCTGCTCTGCTATTATTTCAGAGTGGACTCCGATCAACGGAGCCGTCGGTGAATTGGCCAGTGCGAGTGTTACTTGGCCAGTAACCGGAGCAATCACAAAGGCGGTCGCATAATGCCAAGACTTGTACTAACAAACGCATCCGTTGTATTCGGAAGCACTGATCTCTCAACATATATCTCGAGCATCACTTTAAATTCAACATTTGATATCGTAGAAACCACTGCATTCGGAAACACAGCAAAGACACGTGTGGCCGGTCTTGCAGACAATTCTGTGACGTTCGAATTTCACCAGGACTACGCAACATCAGCAGTTGAGCAAACAATTTATCCATTACTCGGAACAGCAGTCTCAGTCGTTGCAAAGCCAGTAGCAGGAACAACAACAGCAGTAAATCCGCAATACACATTCTCAACGCTTATCTCAGAATGGACTCCGCTAAATGGATCCGTCGGTGAATTAGCAACAGCGAGTGTGACTTGGCCGATCTCCGGCGCAATTACCAAAGCAACATCCTAAAGAAAATAGGGGGAAACAAAGATGGATGGATTAAATATCAAAGTCAAGACGACTGATGGCGTGGAAAAAACGTTCTCATTACGTCCACGCATCATCGTCGACTTTGAACAGAAGTACGGCAAAGGCCTAGCCAAACTCATCGGCGAAGAACAGAAGCTCGAACATATCTATTATCTCGGATGGCTTGCACTTAAATCCAACGGAGTAATTGTGAAACCGTTCGGCCCGGAGTTCTTAGATACGCTTGAAGGAGTGCAACTAGATACAGACCCAAATTCCGAATCCACAGAGATAGCCTGACATATTCAATAGCAGCAGTTTCTGTGGAGACAGGAATAGATCCGATTTCATTAATGGATGCACCAGACGGCATACTTGAAGCGATTGTGATCTATCTCAAGGAGAAGGCAAAGGCGGCAAACAAACATGGCCAATGAAGTCGTTGTAATTAGCGGCATCAAAGAAACCACCGCCGCCTTGAAAAAATTCGACAAGGATGCAGCTCGTCGGCTTAACAAAGTAATCAACGACGAGCTGCGCCTAGCCGAAGGCAACGCCAAAGAACAGATCCCAGACAAGCCACCCATGAGTGGCTGGAGAACGACGCCGGCAAAGAACCCACGAAAGACCACTAGAGGTGGCGAAGGCTGGCCATCGTGGGATCCGCAAGCCATTCGCCAGGGCATCGTTAAAACTCGCTCAGAAGGCCGCGTGCGGTCGGATTACACCACCAGCGCAGGCGCACTCTTCAACAAGACCGCCTCCGGCGTTATCTTTGAAGTTGCAGGACGCAGGACGCCAGGACAAGGAACCGGACGCAAGATGATCGGCAACTTGAATGATCGCTTCCGCAAAGCAAGTCGCGGAATATGGGCCGTCATTGATCGTGATCGTCCCCGGATTTATGCAAATATCAGATCAGCAATGGACGATGCACAGAAGACCCTGCAAGCCAATCTAAATAAAGATAAGAAGGGATAACCGAGCATGGCAATAGGCGCAGTAACCGCCCGGATTATTACCCAATATTCAGATAAGGGCAGCAAGGCAGCAGCCAGAGATATCAACAAGCTCGGCAAGAGTTTCGATAAATTTGCAGGCAAGGTTGGCAAGGCATTCGGACTAGCGGCAGCAGCCAGCGCAGCATTCGCCGTCAAGATCGGCGTGGATTCAGTCAAGGCTGCAATCGCAGATGAAAAATCTCAGGCGCTCCTTGCCAATTCACTCAAGAACACCACTGGGGCAACAGACGCAGCGATCGCAGCAACAGAAACTTACATTGATCAGATTCAAAGAGCCTTCGGAGTCGTTGATGACGAATTGCGCCCGGCGCTAGGAAAACTTGCCTCAGTAACCGGATCAATTACGGATGCACAAAAACTTCTAGGCCTTGCCCTTGATATTTCAGCCGGCGGAAGCGTCGATCTCGGTTCAGCGACAAACGCAGTAACAAAGGCGCTACAAGGAAACTACAAAGCGCTTCGAAATCTAGGTGTGCCAATTACGGACGCCATGATCAAAGCCAAAGACCTCAACGCCATACTTGCGGTGACAGCAGAGACATTCGGTGGAGCAGCAGCAACTAGAGCAAATACCTTCGAATTCAGAATGATTCGATTAAATATCGCATTCGATGAAGCCAAAGAAACACTTGGCACAGCGCTCCTGCCTGTGCTTGAAGATTTATTTACAGTCATGGTCACGAAAGTCATTCCAGCGATACAAAAATTCCTAGAAGAGAATGGAAACAAACTTGTTGCTGTTATGACACAGGCAATCAAGGCCATTGTCGCCTTCGGATTTGCAATCTTTAAAATCTTTGCATTTGTAGCAAAGCATAAAGAAGTCTTCGTATCACTTGGCGCGATATTTGCAGCAACATTCGTAGCAGGCAAAGTGATCGCATTCGTTACAGCGATACAAGGACTGGTCAAGGCTTACCAGGCGATCAGAGCAGCAGCAATCGGAGCAGCCGCAGCGCAGGCAGCAGCCACCGGCGGAATTTCAGTCGCAGCAGCAGCCGCAGGCGTTGCCGCATTTACAGCCACACTCGGCGGTCTTTATCTTGCAACTAAAAAAGCCAATGACGAAATCTCAAAGCTCGAAGGAAGCGGCGAAGATTTAGAATTCTCATTCGATGGATTAAACGGAACGACGGAAAACTTCCTCAGCAGTCTCAAAGGTCTTAACATTGATCTTGGCAAAGCAGGAAAAGGCACAAAGGCGCTTACAGCAGCAGACCTCAAACTTATTCAGACACAGAAGGCGCTCGCAGCCTTGCGCAAACTTGGAGTTAAACCAACTACAGAAACAGATCCGATCCAACTTGAAGCAGCACGTCTAAACCTTGTAAAGCAGGCAAACCTTCAAGAAGCAGAGCGCGTCAAGACCATCCTTGCTAATCTTGAAGCGCAACTCAAGGCAAATGACGCGATTAAGCGATACACAGACTTGCTCGGCGTTGTTGCAGACTCCAAGATTTCAGCAGAAGAAGTTATTCTTCTATCTCGCATGTGGGGAATCAGCAAAGAAGCTGTTATGGCTTACACCAGCGCAATCTTTATAGTCAACGACGGAAAGATTTCAACAAAGGAAGTCGATGCACTTGCAGCTCAATGGGGAGTTACAAAGGCGCAAGCACAGATGTATCTCGAATTCTTTGCAGCATTAAATGACGGCAAACTTTCAGATGAAGAGATTACTAAACTTGCAAGCAAGTGGGCGCTAACAAACAAGCAAGTCGCAGATTATGCAACGAAAATCTCAGAGGGAGTAACACCTTCTGATCTTTGGCCTACACCCGGTAACCAGGCAGCAAAATCATGGAAAGATGCGCTGGCAGCTCTCAACGCCTATATTGCAGCTTCAGGCTCAACACCATCGGCAGCATCAAAACCATCAGCGCCATCAACATCAAAACCATCAACACCATCAGTGCCGAAACCAGGAACGCAACTACCTTCAGGATTTAAACCTGCGATACCTTCAACACCAGGTATAAAGAAGCCAGGAGATCCGGGTTTTATCGGGCCAGTTGCGCCATCAAGACCAAGCGTACTAAGTCCAACAACAGAAAAATTATTTAGAGATTTAGGTCTGCCAATCTTAGGATCCGGCGGCATTGTTACCAGTCCGACCACAGCGCTGATCGGTGAAGCAGGGCCAGAAGCGGTGATTCCACTCAACCGAATGGGATCGATGGGCGGATCAACAATCAACATCGTTGTAAACGGCAGCGTTACAACCGAAGGCGACCTCGTCAACGCGATCCGCAACGCCATTCTTCAGGGTCAAAATAACGGCCAGGCGATTACAAAGACAGCGATCCAACTTTAATGGCAGGCATTCCACAGCTCGGAGCATCAATCGACTTCGTCAATGGCCCGGCATTTATCTCGGCAGCCTTTACATTGGACGATGCAATCAAAGGCAAACTCGGAACAGGGCAACTTGCAGACGCAGATGACTCAGTCGACATTTCCAGCATCATCCTGCGTTCATCCATTCGAAGAGGCCGAAACCGTATCTTGAACAAATTCGAAGCAGGAACGGCAGTCGTTGAGATCAAGGACGACACAGGCGACTGGAATCCTTCTAATACAGCAGGCCCCTACTACGGCAAACTCATACCGCTTCGAAAGATACGAATCTGGGCCGATTACGACGGTGTCCGCTATTACTTATTCTCAGGATTTATCACCAGCTACGACACCACGTTCGCACTTGGAGCCGATGAAGTTTCCAGAGTGATCCTCAATTGCGTAGACGGATTCCGACTTCTCAATAACGCAGCGATCACCACAGTGCCGGATAGCGGAGCAGGGCAACTAAGCGGAACGCGAATCAACAAATTGCTCGACGTTGTAGATTGGCCAGCATCGCAAAGAGACATCAACGCCGGCGACAGCACGATGCAGGCGGATCCGGGAACAGCAGATCGCACTGTTCTAGAAGCAATTCAAACGGTAGAAAATAGCGAATTCGGCGCCTTCTTTCTGGATGCAGAAGGAAACGCAACCTTCTACTCCAGAACCACAGTCAGCCAGTACGCAGACTCGACCCCGACAGTTTTCAGCGACGACGGCACAGGAATCGGATACGCCCAGATAGATCTAGCCTTTGACGACACCTTGATCGTAAATAATGTTTCAGTTCAAAGACTTAATGGAACAAACCAAGTGGTGAGCGACCAGACATCAATCGATAACTACTTTATCCATTCAGGAGCAAGAACCGGCATTCTGGTGCAGACAGATACAGAATCCTTAAATCAGGCAACGATGATCTTGCAATCGCGTAAGGATGCAACCCTTCGCATTGATTCAATGACGCTCAACCTTGTCGACGACGGCCAGGAAGCACGCAATATCGCTGGCATTAACCTGGAGATATTTGACCTAGTCACCATTACAAAGACGATGCCAGGATCAACATCAATCACCAGCGAATTATTCGTACAAGGACTGCAACACGACATAACAAGGACAACATTTACCACTAAGATACTGACGAGCGAACCGATCATCCAGGCATTTATTCTCGACAGCACATCACAAGGAATTCTGGGCGTCGCAGGCGTTCTCAGTTACTAATAAGGAGATATCATGGCAGGAGCAGGCTACAAGTTATTCGCAACAGGAGATGTGCTGACAGCAGCGCAAGTCAACACTTTTCTAATGCAACAGACGGTGATGGTTTTTGCATCTTCAGCAGCTCGAACCACAGCCCTAAGCGGCGTGCTTGCAGAGGGCATGGTTTCATATCTTCAAGACACAAACAGCCTCGAAGTTTATGACGGATCC